GCAACGCTGCGCCAAGCGCTGGAGGATGGGCGGAAGGAGTTCAGCGGGAGGGTATTCAACAGGTAGGTTTAGAATTGGCCTACTCAGTCGGGGGTGGGGAAATGGATATCTACATCGACACCAACTTCCTTTGCATTTTCGCGGCCCGTGGGATAGATCCCGTTGTTGCCTTCGCAGGTTCGCCATTCCGTTTGGCGGTGACCCCTGATTTGGCTGAAGAGTATAGGACCACACTCACCCTCGAGAAGGTTCCAACGTCCGAGAAACTGGTGGCAAAACGGCTGTTGGAATCATCTGAGCGGCGGGGGATCTTCGGCTTTGCTGAGGGTGGGGGAGCCTACTCAGGGTTTGGCCACGGCCTGCTTGCATCTGAATCGATGGTGTCATCTATGGGGAGTTGCACCATCAAAGAGCGTGGGGATCGAACGCCGAAGAACAGGGCAGACGTTTTCCTTGCGGCCTTGTCCTATGGGGCGGTCATTTTGACGAATGACAAGGGATCTCACTTCAACAAAGTGAAGGCAGACGGCGGTCACGTCTATTCTTGGATCCAGGTGACAGGCAGCCATGATTCAGGCGATGAAACTCTTCGCAGCATCGCGCGGGCCGTTGCCGGAGCTGCCGGGAGCTTGGGCGAGACTGGCGAAAACTGACTTCACAAACATTACCGCAGTCGCCGCGAACCTTACCGCATTCGCCCGACTGCGGTAAGGAACCTTACCGCAGTTGCAGCGGGAACCAGACTTAGGCCACAGTAGCTACCGTGGGCGAGGTTCCAACCAACCCGCACTCAACGGCCGCAGGCCTGGACTCGGGAGGTCCAGTGACCTGCGGTTCGTCGTTTCTGGGGTGCGAAGCCCAACCATTAAACAGAGCGACGCCCCGATGCCTGCCAGCACCGGGGCGCCGCCGCAGTACACGCGTTTCAGCCGCGTGCCATTGGCCTAAGCCCTGCCGCTCTCCGGAGAGCGCGAGCAGTTTGCTTAACGAATGTCGCAACAGCTGAGACTTGAACATAAAGACCCTATTCCCTTGGCCGGGCGGTAAAACGCGCCTGGTGAAACACCTGCTGCCCCTGATCAACAAGCGGGAACACACCTGCTACGTCGAAGCCTTCGCCGGCAGTGCTGCGATGCTGTTCGAGCGCTCGCCGGCGAAGATCGAGGTGCTCAACGACACGCACGGCGAGCTGGTACGACTGTACCGCGTTGTGGCGAACCACCTGGACGAGTTCGTTCGGCACTTCCGCTGGTCTCTGACCAGTCGTGAGATGTACCGGTGGGCACAGCTGCAGCACGTCGAAACGCTGACCGATATCCAGCGCGCGGCCCGGTTCTACTACCTGCAGAAGCTCAGCTTTGGCGGGAAGGTGGAAGGCCAAACGCTCGGGGTGGGCCCGACTGGTGTGAAGCGCATCAACCTGCTCCGGTTGGAACAGGATCTGAGCGATGCCCACATGCGGCTCCATGGCGTGGTGATCGAGCAGTTGCCTTGGCAGCGGTGCATTGAAAAGTACGCCCGCCCCGACACGCTGTTCTCCCTGGCCCCGCCGTATTGGCAGACCACCGGCTATGGCCAGGCATTCCCGCTTGAAGAGTACGAGCAGCTGGCCGCGGCGATGGGCGTGTTGAAGGGGAGGGCGATCCTCACCATCAACGATCACCCGCAGATGCGCGCGCTGTTCGATCGCTACCACCGCGTCAGCGTTCCTATTCGATACACGGTCGGCGGCGGTGCTGGGGTTGCGCGCACTGAGCTGATCTACACCACGTAGCTGGGCCTCGGCCCAGCGGTCTCTATGCCCGTTCCCCGACCGGATCAACCCTCGCGCCTAGCCGGCTGCGGGGCGGGCACCTTTCTGCAGGAACCTCTGATGGCCAAGATCACCGCTCAACAGGCCGGCGGCACCAACGTCGTCGCCTTCCTGGACATGCTGGCCTGGTCGGAGGGCACCAGCACCAGCCCGGCTACGAAGAACCAGGGTTACGACGTGATCGTGACCGGTGCCGACCGGGTGCCGGAGATCTTCACCGACTACTCGGTGCACCCGTTCTCCCGAGGACGGAAGTCGAAGGCCATCAACAGCAAGGGGCTGACCTCGAACGCATCGGGCCGCTACCAGTTCATGCTGAAGGACTATGCCCACTACCGCGCGCTGCTGAAGCTGCCGGACTTCGGGCCGCTGTCGCAGGATCTCTGGGCAATCCAGCTGATCCGGGAGCGCCGCGCACTTCCGATGATCCAGGCCGGGCGCATCACCGACGCCATCAAGGCCGTGCGCAACATCTGGGCGAGCCTGCCGGGCGCAGGTTACGGCCAGCCGGAGCACGCGCTGGAGAAGCTGCTGGCAGCCTACCGCAAGGCGGGCGGAGCCATGGGCGGGGGCGCATGAGCATGGAATCCCAGCCGAGTCAGGACGGTCGCACCCGCCTGTCGTTGGGCCCTGTCGAAAAGTGGATCGTCGGCGCCTTCGCCGGCGGTGTCGTGCTTGGCGTCCTGTGGTTGGTGGGCTCAGTGCAGACCCTGCTCAGTCAGCAGCAGGTGACCACTCAGCAGGTGATGACTGTCCAGCAGCAGCTGCAGGCCATCAACACCCAGCTGGCGGACGTGCCGGCGCTGAAGCTGGAGATCGCCAAGCTGTCGATCCAGGTCGAGCAGAACAAGCAGGACGTCAAAGAGCTGAAGCAGCTGCGAGGTGTCCGATGAAGGTTGAACTGATCGACGGGTGGCGCCGCGCGTGGAAGCTGGCATCGGTATGGGTGTTCAGCCTGGTCGCCCTGTTCCCGGACATCTATGACGCCATCGCGGCCCTGAACTGGATGGATGAGCTGCCCGATCCGGCGAAATGGTCGATCCGCGCCCTCGGCGCCATCGGCGTGATCGCGCGCGTGCTGAAGTCGCGGAGGCGTCCCGATGCAAATCCCTGACCCGGTCCGCCCCTATGCGGACCTGATCCGCTGGGGCCTGGCCGTGCTTCTGGCCGGTGGCCTGTTCGTGACCGGCTGCCAGCGCGGCGAGGACCGCCAGGCAGCCAAGGACCAGGACACCATCGCGAAAGCCGAGAAGCAGCTCGGCAAAGCCGAGGCCAATGCGGCAGAGGACCTGCGCGCGGCCAACGCCTGCGGGCTGCTGCTGGAACAGGTCAATGACCAGACCCAGGCGTCCATCGATGCGGCGGAGCTGGCGCGCAAGGCAGCGACGGAAGCTGCCAGCCGGGCCGAAGTGGCAGCGGCAGAGGGCCAGCGCCGGGCCTACGCGGCAGAGAAGGCGCTGCAGGCGGCCAAGACCAAGCCGGCATGCCGGTCCCAACTGGAGATGCAGCTGTGCGATTCCATCCCCTTGCTCTGACCCTGCTGTTGCCGCTGTGCGGCTTCGGCACCTGTTCGAAGAAGCCCGAGCAGCCGAAGCTGCCCGAGGTGGTTCGCGTCACCGTCGAAAAGTTGGTGCCGGTTGATGCACGTCTGACCAAGCCGTGCCCGACCACGCGCGCCGAATCGCGCACGATCGAGGCGGTGGTGGTCGCCTACAACGCCAACCTGGTGACGCTGCAGGACTGCGACAGCCGCATGAGCGAGATACGACAGCTGGGCAAGTCCGCATCCGAGGTCGGGCCGTGACCGCTGTCGTGAAGCTCAGGGACGGGCTGCTGACCTTCAAATGCCCTGGCTGCAACCTGCACCACACACTCCCCGTTGATGGCAGACCGAGTGCATGGCGCTTCAACGGCAGCCCCGACCGCCCGACGCTGGAGCCGTCGATCTTGGCGCGCGGTGGTTGCTGCTATGAGGCGGACTGGCATAGCCAAGAGCGTCGACGCGCCTGCGATAAGGGGCGCCCTGACGAGGACGGAATCAGCATGTGCCACACCTGTCATTCATTCGTTCGCGACGGACAGATCGAGTTCCTGAGCGACTGCACCCACGCCTTGGCAGGGAAGACGGTGCCGCTGCCGGCGGCCGCGCCCTGATGTTTCACGGTTTCGTTTCACATCGGCGAGCGTGAACGCGAAGCTGAACGTTAAGGGTGGATATCAACAGGTTATCCACAGAAGGCTGAATGGGGCGGGGCCCCTGGGCTTATCCACAGCTACCGGGGGGAATTCGGACCCCGGTAAAAGACAGTATTTCGGCCTCTAGGGTGCTCCACCACAGGCCGCACTTTTCGCGGTTTTTGCCGGGAGAAACCGCATTTTCATGCCTGAATAGGCTGTGCATCGGGTAGGACATGGCTGACATCCACGAATTCACCAAAGGCTGGTCCGTGGCCAGGCTGGCGGATGAGTTCGGGATAGACCGCCGAACGGCCAGCAAGCGGCTGAAGGAGGCCGGCGTCCCTCCGCTGACGAAGCGCGCCGGACACGACGTCTATCGCCTGGCCGACGCAGCACCGGCACTGGTGAATCCGGGCGCCGCGGCGTTCGGCGCGGAGGGCGTGGTCGATCCGCGCGACCTGCCGCCGATGGAGCGCCGCGCCTACTACCAGTCTGAGAACGAGCGTCTGAAGGTCGAGTCGACCATCGGGCAGCTGGTGCCGGCGGCAGAGGTCGAGGCCGACTACGCCGAGCTGGTGAAGAAGGTCGTGCAGTTCTTCGACACGCTGCCTGATGTGCTCGAGCGCAAGGCAGGGCTCACGCCAGAGCAGGTGGTGAAGGTCCAAGACGAGTGCGATCGCGTCCGGCAATCCATGTACGAGGGCATCACCGATGACGACGTACGCGACAGCGCGTAGCGTGCGCCAAGGCGTTGCCGAGATGGTCAGGCCGCCGCGCCGCATCAGGGTAAGCGAGGGTGCACGGGTGCTGCAGGTGGCCAATGCCGCCGGCGCGGCCGGCTCCTGGGATCCGGACACGACGCCCTACATGGTCGAGCCGCTGGATACGACCGGCAGCCGCCATTACGAGGCAGTGGTGTTCGTAGGGCCGGCGCGGTCCGGCAAGACCATCTCGCTGATCGATGCGCGCCTGGCCTACCTGATCACCTGCAACCCGGCCGACGCCATGGTTGTGCAGATGTCCAAGGATGCGGCCGAGGACTACAGCAAGACCCGTATCGCCCGCAGCATTGCCGCCAGCCCGGAGCTACGCTCCCGGCTGAGCCCGCGAGCCCACGACGACAACATCCTGCTGAAGTTCTTCCGGTCGGGAATGTCGTTGCGCATGGGCTGGCCGTCGGTATCGGTGCTGTCCGGCAAGGACATCCACGACGTCCTGATGACGGACGTGGACAACTACACCGGCGACCTGACGATCGATGAGTGCTTCGGCCTGGGCCTGAAGCGCACGCAGACCTACATGTCCGCCGGCATGGTGGTGGCCGAATCGAGCCCGGCAACCGACTACGCCGACGGCGCCTGGAAGCCGCTGCACCCGCACCAAGGCCCACCGGCCGCAGGCATCGCCGCGCTATATGCGCGTGGTGACCGCCGCCGCTGGTACTGGCCCTGCCCGGAGTGCGGGGAGCGGTTTCAGGCAGCGCCAGGCTATGACGGATTCGCGTTGCCGCCGATGGAGGAACTGCTCGAGCGGGTGGTTCTGGACGACGTGCAGAAGATGGCGCGGCACTACTCGCTGCTGCACTGTCCGCACTGCGGTGTGGGCCTGAAGCACCGGTGGAAGGACGGGATGAACCGCAGCGGTGTGTGGGCTGCGGAGGGCCAGGTCGTGCACGCCGACGGAACGGTCACCGGTGAGAGGCCGAAGGCACGCATCGCCAGCTACTGGCTGGGCGGTGTGGCAGCGGCCTACCAGTCCTGGGAATCGCTGATAGAGCGATACCTACAGGCGCTGCGCACCTTTGCCACGCCAGGCGAAGAGCGCCCGCTGAAGACCACGCACAACGTGGACGGCGCGATCAACTACGTGCCGATGGCTGCCCGCTCGGCCAGTGATCCGAACGAGATGCAGGAGCGCGCCGAAGTCTGGCCAGCTGGTGCTGTTCCCGCCGGCGTGCGCTTCCTGCTGGGTGAGGTCGACGTTCAGGCCAACCGCTTCGTCGTGCTGGTGCTGGGCTTCGGCATTGGCGAATCCGGTCAGCTTGAGCGCTGGGTGGTGGACTCCTTCACCCTGCGCACGTCCAAGCGCGAAGACGGATCAGGTGGTTTCCTGCCGCTTGACCCGCCGAAGTACCTGGAAGACTGGGAGCGCCTGGTCGAGAAGGTCATCAGCCGTCGCTACCCGCTGGACGATGCCACCGGCCGCAGCATGCCGGTGCACGCGGTGGGTATCGACTGGGGCGGCAAGTCGGGCACCTCGGTGCGCGCACTGGAGTTCTGGCGCTCGCTCAAGACACGGAAGCTGCACGCCAGGGTCAGGCTGATCAAGGGTGATGCGCGCCGCGAGGGCGGTCTGTTCCGCGAGACCTTCCCCGACAGCAGCAAGCGCCGGGACCGCAAATCAGGGTCGAAGGGTGATGTGCCGCAGCTGCTGCTCAACGTGGACAGGCTGAAGGACACCGTAGACGCCAACGTGAAGCGGGCCGAGCCCGGGCCGGGCTACTACCACTTCCCCGACTGGCTGCCAGAGGCGTTCTACGCCGAGCTGACGGCGGAATCACGCACGGCAAAGGGTTGGGAGAACCTGGCCAAGCGACGCAATGAGGCGTTCGACCTGTGCGGCTATGCCGAGGGCATGGCGCTATGGCTGAAGGTTCCGGCCATCAACTGGACCACGCCGCCGGCATGGGCCGCGCCGTGGGACGACAACCCAGACGTGAGGGCAGACGACGTCGCGCGGGCGCCAATGCCGCGTGCGCGCCCCCGCCGCATCATCAGAAGCAAGTACCTGGGACGCTGAAATGGCATTCACCAAGAATCAAGTCGAGCAACTGGAGGCCGCGATTGCGGCCGGTGTGCTGAGCGTCCGCTATGCCGACCGCACCGTGACGTACCAGAGCCTGAAGGAGATGCGCGGTCTGCTGAAGCAGATGCGCGATGAGCTGGGCACGGCCACAGGCGCACCGCGGCGCCGACGCATCGTGCGCCTCTACCAATCGGGGACCGGCAATGTCTGATACCGCCGAGAGCAGCTACCGCGCCGCCGGCAACGGCCGCCGCCTTCGTACCTTCCGGCCGACATCGCTCGGGCCCAACGCATCGTTGTTGGGCCTGCCGACGCTGCTGGCACGGGCCCGGCACCTGGCCCGGAATGATCCGTGGATGGTCAGCGCGCTCAACAAGAGCGTGTCCAACGGCATCGCCACCGGCATCCAGGCAAAGCCCCTCTGGGGCACGAAGGAGCACAAGAAGAAGGTCACCAAGCTGTGGACGCGCTGGGGCAAGTACGCGGATGCCGATGGCGTTCTGGGGTGGGAAGGCCTGCAGGCGCTGGCCTGGCGCGAGTGGAAGGAGGCCGGCGAGGTGTTCGCCCGCATCCGGTACCGGCGGCCCGAGGACGGCTTGCCTGTGCCGCTGCAGGTACAGCTGATCGAATCGGAGCAGTGCCCGCAGCACTACAACGGCGTGGCCAGCAACGGCAACGTGATCCGGCAGGGCATCGAGGTCGATAGCATCGGCCGCCGCGTGGCCTACTGGATGTACCGGGAGCACCCCGGCGACCTGCAGCTGACCGTCAACGGCAACGAGCTGGTGCGCGTGCCGGCGGACCAGGTGCTGCACCTGTACCGGCCGAACC